AGCTAAGTTCTACAAGAGCACTGTTCTTGCAGAAATCACCAACAACGACTGGGAAGGCGAGATCAAAGGCCAAGGCGACAAGGTCTACATCCGTTCCATTCCTACCATCACTGTTCGTGACTACACGAAAGGTATGAACCTCACCAATGAAGTTCCAGAGTCAACACCTTTGGAATTGAACATTGACAAAGGTAAATACTACTCTGTCGTGTTGGACGACGTTGATGCAGTTCAGGCCGATGTCAAGCTGATGGACATGTTCACCAGCGATGCCAGCGAGCAAATGAAGATCACCATCGACTATGATGTGTTGAATGGCGTGAAAGCTGGCGCAGCATCAGCCAACAAAGGCGCAACTGCCGGTGTTATCTCTGGCAACATCAACTTGGGCGCAACCTACGCAACTCGTGCCATCAGCAAGACCAACGTGTTGGACTTGATTTTGGACATGGGCCAAGTGTTGGACGAGCAAGACGTTCCTGAGACTGGTCGTTGGTTGGTTATTCCTTCATGGATGGCCGCCTTGATTAAGAACTCTGATCTGAAGCAAGCGTACTTGACCGGCGACAGCCAGTCTCCCTTGCGTAACGGTAAGTTGGGAATGATCGACCGCTTCACACTGTACGTCTCCAACAACCTGCCTTATGCCACCGACTTGGGTTCCGACTCATCCACCGGCGGTACAGGTACTGCTGCTGACGTTCGTGGCTGGAACATCCTCGCTGGTACACGTGATGCGATCTCCTTCGCTTCACAAATGACCAACGTCGAAACCATCCGTGCCCAATCCACATTCGGTAACATCGTTCGTGGTTTGAACGTCTACGGCTACAAAGTGACCAAGCCTGAAGCTCTGGTCAATGCTCTGGTTTCCAAAGCCTAAGCAGTTGCCGAGGAATTGGGGGAGGCTTCGGCCTCCTCCCTTTTTATGCTCTATATACGCAACACACAAACCAGCAAACTTCATGCTTACGATAGATCCTTGCTTGAGCTTGGATACTACGCAGAGTATGAGGATGATCCACGAGATCCGCCGAAGCAGACGAAGGACGTTACGTTCTATGTCTCTGCGGTGGGGATTGGGGACGCTGTCTGTGGAATGTATGCGGCTTGCGGAATAGCAGATCAAGGGTTCAACGTCACGTTTCACACGAGGCATGTCGATTGGCTCTCCGCTGTTTCGCACCCCAATGTCAGCATTTGCCCAGAGACAGATTTCTCGGCAGATGCAAACCTTGACTACCAAGGCCAACTCCGATCCGGAGGGTCTGGTGGATCAAGGCCAAACTGGTACGTCCAGAACCTGCGCCGTTGCTACGAGATTCCAGATTGTGTAGCCAAGAGGCCGGAGAGGGTAACCAAGTACACCAAGGCTGAGAAGCTGGCCGTCCTTGTACCCACAAGCGTCTGGTCGGTGCGTTCTTGGAACGCCGACAGATGGACAGATCTGTCTAATCTGTTGACAGATGCAGGATACGTAGTGGTAACTATAGGCTCCGGTAGAGACAGAGAGCTTCTTGAGAAGATTCCTTCCACGCAGCTTTACTGGAACCGGCCAGCCTCTGAGATCCTTGAGTTGATCGGCAGCGCCACCATCCTGTACGGTAACGATAGCGGCATGGCGCACATTGCCGGACTGATCGGTACGCCGACAGTTGCCGTTCTTGGCCCGACGACCAGAGACTTCGTCTTTGATTGCTCTGAATCTGTTATTGGAATAGGATCGGACATGCCATGCAGCGGATGCTACTGGCAAAGAGACAAGGGCTGGGACGAACGGTGTGTCAAAATCTGCGAGTCGTTGCAGTCAATCCAGCCAGCAACCGTATTCCAATTGGGAGAATCGCATGTTCATGAGAAACAAACGCACGGGTCGTCTGGTGGTGTACGACGAAAAGCTGTTGGATCTGGGGTACGAGGTCGTTCAGGAAGAAGAAAAGCCGAAGAAGCCAACGGATGATGAAGTGTCGATCCAAGACGACATCAAAGTCAAGCTCCACAAAGAGGCCGCATGAAAGCCAAAGACATTAAAAGAGAAGGCGGCAAGCTCGTCTATCGAGGACAAGAGTTTGACGGCTTCAACAAGCCAAAGAATGCGCCAGCAGGGGCAAAGCAAAAGAAGGTTGTCCTTGCCAAGAAGGGCGACGAAGTCAAGCTCGTGCGCTTTGGATTACGTGGAATGGAAGATTTCACCCAGCACAAAGACCCAGAGCGCAGGAAAAACTACCTCGCTCGGTCAGCAGGAATCAAAAACAAAAGCGGTCAGCCCACCAAGGATGATGTGTTCAGTGCAAATCACTGGGCTAGAAAGGTACTTTGGTAGTATAAATGGCAACATTTCAAACTGTAATGGACGATGCTAGGGTATTGCTCAATGATGAAATCACTGCGCTGAACCCAGACCCTCGATATACGGAGGCCCAGTTGATGAGCTACGCTCGCTCGGCGCTGATCGAGGCTCGTCGTGTCAGGCCGGATCTGTTCTTGTCCAACCTGACCACCTCCTTCGCCTCATACACGGCGGCATCAACGATCCCAATCTCTGACGACTACCTGCTTTCAATGGTGGACTACGTTGTTCATCGGGCAGAGTTGAGAGATGATGAGTTCGCAGTGGATGGCCGGTCTGCCTCCCTGTATCAGAAATTTAAAGCTGGCTTGCTGGGGATCACATGAAGACACTTGAATCATTCTTGCCAGAGATTCTTCCAGATGTGCCCGGCTGTCCCTCGGACATGGCGATCCGTGCCCTGAGAAACACAATCATTGAGTTCTGCGAGAAGAGCCTGATCCATCAGGACACGCTCGATCCGATCACTGCTTATGAGAATGTGACAGATTACGATCTGGAGCCGCCCAAGAACTACCGCATCCAGAAGATCATGAAGGTCTGGCACTTGGGACAAGAGCTTGAGCCGTTGGCTCCGGACGACATTGGTCTGCCAGATGCCTACAGAACCAGCATCACTGGATACACGGCTAGCAAAGGCCCACCCGCCGCATACACCCAGAAGGACGTTGACACCTTCACCATTCTGCCAATACCGGATCAGAAGTATGCCAACGCTATTACAATGAGAGTGGCGCTTGTTCCCTTGAGAACAGTGACAGAGGTTGCAGACTTTCTGTTTGAAATCTGGGGCGAGACAATCGGGTTCGGAACAAAGGCAAGGCTCATGCTCACTCCCGGCAAGCCCTATTCAAATGCTGAGTCTGCAAACTTCAATCAGGTGCGATACACGGTCGGCCTGAATGATGCAAGACAACGTGCTGCTCGTGGCAATGTGAGATCAGATTTGCGAGTAAAGTTGAGGAAACCATGACAGACAAAATCAAACTCGTCCAAGGCGACACTCGACCAGCAATTGTCTGCACAATCACTGACGAGACAACAGGTGATCCAGTCAACATCACTGGCGCAGCCGTTGTCTTAAAGTTCCGCCCCACTGGTAGCACAACTCTTCAAGCAACAGTTTCAGGAACAGTGACATCTGGCGCTGCTGGGCAGGTTGCTTTCTATCCAGCTTCTACCCCAGCCATGCTGACCGGAGATGCAGGAGATTACGAAGGCGAGATCGAGATCACATTCTCTGATGGTCAGATTCAAACTGTCTACGACTTGTTGAAATTTAAGATCCGCGAGGATTTCTAAATGGTCGGGAAGGTATCGGCATCTACTCAGAATGCCAAGCCTAGATTAAGCGTCACGCTGGTTGATGCGGTTGTTGAGTCTGATCGCGTCTTAGCAAAAGCAGACATATCAAAGATTACTCCGGTAGTCACACGGTCGCAGGTTATCCCGACAGCGGCAGTGTCTTACACGATCCCTGCTGCTGACATTGCATACATCAGTCTGTTTCTAGGCGTAGAGATAGACAATACTGGGTTGTTCCGATACATACCAGAATCTGTTGTGCTGACAGATGGAAGCGTCATCTCTTTTGCAAAGTCCCCATCGGAATCGATTTCTTTTTCGGACTTTGAATTTAGAGATACTTCTCTTGGTAAGTCAGAGTCTGTATCTTTGTCGGATGTACTCAGTGCGCTTCTAATATATGTGCGTCTGTTTCAAGAGACGGTATCTTTAGCAGATGCTCTAGCAATAGTCACAACATTTAATAGGTCATTCTCAGATAGTGCGCCTATTAACGACAGCACAGCATTTACTTTTGAAAAGTATTTGTTTGATTCGTTTGCACTGAACGATCTGTCCGATGTGAATGGAACAACAATTTCATTCGCTGACTTTACAAACAACGTCGTGTCTTCATCTGACTTGGTGTTGTTGTTGAGCGGCAAGGCGATCCAAGATTCCGTAACGTCATCTGACAGTGGGTATCTGTTCTCTCAAGGATATTGTGACCTGACGTACTTTGCAGAAGATTACGTTGGCGACTACAGAACTTTTTAACAAGGAAGAAACATGTTTGATGAATCATTAAAAATTACCGGATCTTTAAAGATCGATGTTTTCAGTTCTGATGGCTCTCTCAAGGACAGTCGTGAAGTAAAGAACTTGGTCGTCACCTCTGGCAAGACATTCATTGCCTCACGTATGGTTGGAACAGCCAGCAACGTGATGAGCCACATGGAGCTTGGCACAGGGACTACTGCTGCTGCGGTCGGTAACACAACCCTTGAGACTGTCATTGCTGCCTCACGCACAGCGTTGACCAGTGGAACAAGCTCTACCAACGTGGCAACCTACGTAGCATCGTTCCCTGCTGGTACAGGTACAGGCGCAGTGACAGAGGCTGGCATCTTCAATGCAGCTTCTGCTGGAACAATGCTCTGTCGTACTGTGTTCTCTGTGGTCAACAAGGGTGCTGATGATGCTATGAGCATCACTTGGACTATCACCGTATCTTGATTGGGGTCGTAAATGTCAACAATCGTCCTTCGCTCGGTTAAAGGATCTCCGTTAACCAACACGGAGGTCGATACCAACTTCAGTAATCTCAACACAGACAAGATTGAATCTGTCACGTCGACAGATGGATCTGTTGCGATTACATCTAGCGGAACTACTCGTGACCTGAGCGTATCTGTAGCTGCCGCCACTACGAACGTAATCTGTCAGGTTAAGAACATGACAGGTGCGACTGTAACCAAGGGTACGGCTGTCTACATTTCCGGCGTGAATGGACAGATCCCGACGATCTCAAAAGCAAGAGCCGACATTGATGCCACATCAGCGCAGACCCTTGGACTTGTCACGGCAGATATTTCAAACAACTCTACTGGGTACGTGACGATCATTGGCCTGATCGAAAACATGAACACGTTTGGGTATACGGATGGAGAGCAGCTCTATCTAAGCCCAACTACTGCTGGAAGTTTGACACCAACCAAACCATCTGGTGGAGACCATTTGGTATATGTTGCGGTTGTAGAGTATGCCCACCCGACTCAAGGCAAGTTGTTTGTCAAGGTGCAGAACGGCTACGAGATGGATGAGCTGCACAACGTGTCTGCTCAATCTCCAACGAATGGAGAGTTGATTGTTTACAGCACAAGCTCAACCTTATGGCAGAAGGCTTCTGCATCCAACTCAACAGTGATTGCTGCCGTACAAGCAAATCTACAAATCGACCCAGCAGGTACAGCCGTTGCTCTTGC